CCGTCCGGCGGCCCCGCCGGCGGCAACGCCCCCCGGCAGCCCTCCAGCACCAAGGACGCCGTCCGTGAAGCCGCCCGGAAGAGGGCCATCGAACGAGGGCTGCGGAATCCGGACGCCGCCTGAACCACCAGCCACCCCACAGGGGCGGCCGATGACCAAGGGACCACGCCCTGACCCCCGTGGACGGCACCACACCAGGTGCCCTCACCACACATTCCCGCGCATAGCGTGAAAGGGGCACGGCGTGGACATCCAGCCGTACACCAGCACCGAGACGCTCGCCGTCGGCCGCCCGTGGCTCATGAGCATGCTCGGCATCGAAGCCAACCAGTCGATCACCCTCGACCTCAGCAAGTTCTCCGAGACCCTGCACTGGACCGTGCCGACCGCCTACCAGACCGACCGGAAGATGAAGTCCGGTATCCCGCTGGGCAAGCTGACCGCGTCCGGCCTGTACGCGCCGTACAACGCCGTCTCCAACGAGGTCCAGACCCTCACCGTGACCGGCGCGCCGACCGGCGGAACTTTCACGATCACGTGGAGCGGCCAGACCACCGCGGCAATCGCCTACAACGCGACCGCGGCCGTCGTGCAGGCAGCCCTCGAGGCCCTCTCGAACATTGCGCCCGGCGACGTCGTCGTCACCGGCGCCGCAGGCGGCCCGTGGACGCTCACCTGGGGCGGCACGCAGCTCGGCGAGGACGTCGCCGCACCCACCACCACCGAGTCCTTCACCGGCGGCACCAGCCCGGACATCACCATCGCCACCACCACCGCAGGCGGGGCCGCGGCCAGCGCCGACGGAGCCGACGTGTTCGCCGGGTTCCTCTTCACCGAGGTCGCGTTCAGCCCCACCGCCACCAAGTGCGCCGCGCCGCTCATGGTCCACGGCCAGATCGACGTCGCCAAGCTCCCCGTGGCCTTCGACCCCACGGACGTCCCGTCCGGGTCCAACACCCAGTTCGTCTACAAGGTCTGATCAGGAGACACCACCATGCCGAACGACATGCTGGAGCTCCTGCTCCGCGACATCAGCCCCACCGAAATCCAGGCGTTCGTCCGCGAGATCCAGACGCCGGCCGACTACGCCCTCACGCTCAGCGTGATGCCGGAGCGCACCATCAACTCCGTCAAGTGGGAAACCCGCGGCACCCGCCGCCGGGTCGCCGCCGCCTCCTACCGCGCGTGGGACGCCCAGACGAAGGTCGCCACGCGTGAGATCACGCAGTTCGCGACCTCCGGCAAGCTCCTCCCGCTCGGGCAGAAGTACATCGTCGGCGAGTTCGAGACCATCCTGGAGAACCTCGACCGCGGCCTGGACTCCCGCGACCTCGTCAACGCCGTCTACGACGACGTCGCAGCACACGTCCTGTCCATCAAGAAGCGCCTCGAGCTGGCCGTAGGCGACCTCCTGGTCGACGGCAAGTTCTCCCTCGTCGGCGAGAACGGCCTCACTCTCGAAGCCGACTACGCGGTGCCCTCGGCGAACATGCCGACCGCGGCCACCGACTGGACCGACCCGACCGCCGACATCCTCGGCGACGAGATGGCCTGGATGGAGGTCCTGCGTTCCTCCGGAGCGCCGGAGCCCGCCCGCGCTCTCACGTCGTACAAGACGTGGGCGCTGATGATGTCGAACGACTCCTACCGCGCCGCCTACTACGGCAGCGTGAACAGCGCGTCGACGATCCCCACCGCGGTCCTCGCACCGAACGAAGTCGACGTCGTCCGGGCCCGCTACGGCCTGCCGCCCATCACCCGCTACGACGTGAAGATCGAACTGGACACCGGCGCCGACGTCCGCGCGCTGCCGGAGAACATGTTCTTCCTCCTGCCGCCCAACCCCACCCAGTGGGCCGAAACCCAGTACGGGCTCACCGCCGACGGCCTCATCCTCTCCTCCGGCGGGAACCCGTCGATCGAGCGGGAAGAGGCCCCCGGCATCGTCGTCACCCGCGGCTACCAGGACGACCCGCCGCAGGTGTGGACGAAGGGCTCCGCGGCCGCACTGCCGGTCATGTACGTCCCGGACATCCACATCGCTGCGACGGTGTGGTGACCCATGGGCGCCCAACTCGCAGCAACGGTGTACGTAAAGGATCCGGACACGCATCAGACGGTCGAACTGGCCCCGGGTACCAGCCCGGAGCCGCGTCTGGCCCGTCTGGTGACCAACCCGAAGGCGTGGGTCGACGGCAAGCTGCCCCGCCTGAAGGCCGAACCGCCAAAGGAGACGGGACCGGGCGGGCCGCAGGGCCCTACCGGCGACGGCCCGGACGCCGCCTCTGGCGACGCCTCGGCCACCAACGCCGGTAACCAGCCCGGACCGGAAGAGACGGCCGCCCCGGCGGCCAAGAAGACCGCCGCGCGGAAGACCGCGGCGACCGGCCGGTCCCGGGGCCGGGACGCCGCTGACGAGGGCGACAGCGGCGCATAGCAGGGTGCGGGCCCCCCACGTGGTGGGGGCGCCAACCGGGCGGGCCCGCACCCTCGCAACCCTCACCCCCTCACCGCCCCCATGAGAGGACCCGGCCATGGCCCTGACCGCACCCGTCCAAGCCTGGCTGCTCTCCCAGCTCGGAACGGCCACACCAGTCGCAGACCTGGACACCCGCTACACCCGCCTCGGCACCGCACGCGCCGTAGCCCTCGAAGTCCTCTACGAGCGCAAGGCCGCCCTGCTCCAACAGCCCGCCAGCGTCAACGTGTCCAGCGTCGTCTCCGTCGCCTTCACCGAGAACATCAAAGCGCTCGAGCGGCAGATCGCCCTCCTCGAATCCGGTGAACCGCCCGCACCCGACGACCCCGCCGGCACCGGATCCGACACCACCTACATCGGCGTCGCCCGCCTCGTCGAACGGCCCCGGCGATGACCACCCCCGTACGGCGCCGCGGCCGCACCCTGCGCCAACGCCTCCTCGGCTACATCACCGACGCCGTCGACCGCCTGAAGCGGGCCTGGTCCATCCTCACCATCGCCCAGACCCGCCTCCTCAACGCCCTCGCCGGCATCCGGCCAGGCAGGTCATCCGGCACCGGAGCCCGCCTCCGCGCCGCGATCGCCGCCTTCAACACATCCCTGGGCGCGTTCGCCCGGTCGGCCGGCGCGTTCGCCGAACGCTGGGCATCCACCGACCTCCCCCTCATCTACCGCGAAGGCGCCTGGACCCTCCTCGGCAACGCCGACCGCCGCCAGGCCACCTTCACCTGGACCGCCCGCCACCAGGCCGCCATCACCGCAGCATCCGCCCAGTACTACGCCGACCTCACCAACCGCATTACCGAAGCCCTCCGCCGGGCCCGCGTCTTCCTCCGCGCCGCACAGGACGCCTCCAGGGACACCACCCGCGGCACCTTCGACATCGCCGCCCTCCGAGAGCAGCACCCCCTCGACACCGTCGTGTACGCCAACAACGCCCGCCACCCCGTCGACTCCTGGGCCCGCGCCGCCATCACCTGGCAAGCCGTCACCACCGCCAACACCGCCGCCGTACGCACTGCGATGGACGAGCTCGGAGTCAGCTACGTGGAAGTCCGGGACGGACACGGCTGCGGATGGCGTGACCACCAGGACGAGGACAAAGCAGACCGCACGCTGCGCACCATCCAAGATGCCCTCGCCCACCCCACCAGCCACACCCACTGCGTCAGAGAGTTCCTGCCCCGCCTGGACCTGATCGGCCGCGACAACATCCTCTCCGGAGCGCCCCTGTGAAGCCCCCAGAAGCCCAGTCCATCCACATCGGACACGGCCTCCCTGACTGGCCGCGCCTGAAGCGCATCCAGGAATGGCTCAAGACCAACGGAATCGACCCGCGACTCGTCGCAGTCAACCGCCCGGTGTACGTACTGCCCGTACAGAACGGAACCATCCAAGGCGGCGTCCCCTGGCTGATCGACGTCATCGTCTTCCACGAGTACTACGAACACCCCAACGGCACCCGCGAGCGCAACTTCATCACCGACGAAGCAGTCATGTTCCAGCGCACCGTGCCGCTCGCCGTCCCCTTCCCGCCGGACCCTGAGACCGCCGACGAAGGAACATGCGATGACCAAGAGCCGGAAGTCGAAGCTGTCGAGGAAGACCAACGCTCGCCGGAACACGAAGGCGGGCCGCAAGGCGATGAGCAGCAAGCAGTTCGCCCTGCCGAAGCAGAAGAAGTACAGGATGGACGATCTACCTCACGCGAGGAACGCCCTGGCCAGGGTCTCGGCTCACGGCTCGCCGGCGCAGAAGAAGGCCGTAAGGAAGGCCGTGGTGCGCAAGTTCCCCAGCCTGAAGAGGAAGAAGTAGGTGACGCGTGACCGACACACCTGCTGAGCCGCAGGCGCACGGCGTCCGTATCGATGCCCAGCCCGGCCACGCCACCATCACCCTCGACGGCGCCACACTCCCGCCGGACCAGGTCACCGGGTACAGCCTCCACCACGACATCCAGGGCGGCGTCCTGCCCACCCTGGTCGTGCACACCCGGCAGCCCGCCGGCGCCGCCTTCGAGGGCCTCGCCCGGGTTGCGGTCGCTGACCCACGGCCGGACAGCCAGGTTGTCCTGGAGTTCCTTAGCTCGGTCGACGCCGAAGCGCTCGAGAACGCGGCCCTGTACCGGGACGACCTCGGCGACGGCCAGTACGCCCTGACGCGGGCCATGCTGCGGCAGCTCGCCGACTGGGTGAGAGGGGAGCAGTGATGGCCGGCCTGGACGACGCTCTCGCGGGCGCCGTCACGTGGATCGAGGGCAACCTGATGGTGGACACGGTGCGGATCGTGCGGCCCGCCACCGGGGACCCTGTCCTCGACCCGGCCACCGGCCGCCTTACCTACCCCGAACCCGACCTCGTGTACGAGGGTAAGGCCGCAGTCCTCGCCGCGGGCGCACCGGGCGGCATCGGAGCCCTGCCGAGCTCCACGCTGCCGTGGGCGGAAGAGACCATGTCCCCGGCCCGCCTGCTCACACCGATGAACGCGCCGATCCCGGCCCGCGACGACATCGTCACCGTGGTCACCGTGCACAACCCGGCCAACACTGCGCTGATCGGCCGGGAATGGTTCTGCCAGGACCCGGGCCGAGCCTCCACGGTGGAGGTTGTCCGGATCACGCCGTTGGACATGAAGCAGGCGCCGCGCACGGGAGGGGGTGGGTGATGGACCTGGAGGAGATGGCCGACCGGCTGGATCGGGCGGCCGACCGGATCGGTGAGGTGACCGAGCGGCGAATGCGGAACGTCGGCAGGGTGGGTGTCGCCCGGATCCGGCAGAACGCGTCCGGCCGACCGGGCCCGAACGTCATCACCGGCGCGTACCGGGCATCCTGGCAGTCTGAAACTAGGGGAATCCCGTACGGAGCCGAGTGCACCATCGGCACCAGCAAGCCGCAGGGACGGCGCCTTGAGTTCGGGTTCTACGGACCTGATTCGCTGGGCAGGGTCTACGCCCAACCTCCCTTTCCCCACGTTCAGCCGGCGATCGGGCCGATCGAGACGGCGTTGCGTGAGCAGATGCGTGCCGTGGTCGGGGAGGTGCTGGCGTGATCGAGAAGCGGCTCGTCACCGACTGGGTGGAGACCACGCTGGCCACCGCGTCCGGGATGCCGGTCGGGCGCGGCCGGGCCCCCTCCACCGGGCAGGCTCCGCCGTATCACCTGCTGTACAGCGTGGACACGAGCGTCAGCGGCGCCCCGTTTGCCGACCTGAACGAGGACGGATCGTTCGTCTACCAGATCACCCACGTGTCCGGGCCCGACCCGGCCGTCGCCCAGTCCACCGCTGATCTGGACCAGTTGGAGTGGATGGCCGACAAAGCCCGCGCCACGTTCCTCGGCCGTGACCCGGACACCGGGCTGTGGCTGCACCCGTTCACCGTGACCGCGCTGTCGTGCATGCGGCGTGCCCTGGAAGTCGAGTGGGGGGCGGTGCCTGGGGGAACGTCCGAGCAAGAGGCTGCAATCATGACCTATGTACAGAGGTTCAGATTTGATCTGACCCCCGCCTGACCCTCGGGACGGGCGAATGACCGCACCGCGGCGGGACCCCACGCGGACGCCACCCCTTCACGGGTGGCCGCCACACCAACACGTGTAGCAGGGGCCCCCTCTTGGCCCCTATCCGCGAGGGGCCACCATGGCAAGGTTCAACCGCAAAGGCCTGACGAAGATCTCGTTCCTTCCGACGATCGCGTCGACG